GCGATAACTAACGTCATAGTCGCAATAGGCGAAGGTCTCGCGCCAGATATTAAGCGCATCACGCAATACTTCCAAAATCTTGTCCCGGCCATTAGAGAATTCGTGCGCGAGCATCCAGGCATAACTAGATTTGGGTTGGCGGTTGCCGGTATCTTGGCCGCCGTAGCATTGGCGGCTCCACTAATCTGGGCGCTTGGCACTGGATTCGCATTCATCGGTGCAGTAGCTGGGCTGCTTGTTTCGCCGCTAGCATTGATTGGCGTTGCTGCCGCAGGTATTGCGCTGCGCTGGAATGATTGGGTGCAAGCCGGCCATCCGGTGGTTACGATTGTTAACTCAATCTCCCGCCGAGTCGGGCATCTCATAGATAAATTCATTGAGCTGACGACGAATAGTGACGGATCTAACAAGGCAATCGGCTTGATAGCCAAGGCATTCGATCTGCTTGGATATGCGCTGGTGATTCCGCTCAAGCTTCTCGATGCCTACCTCATGATTCTTGAGAAAATTGCTGGCGTGCAAGAGAAGATCCAGCCAATCGGCATGCTGACCGATACCGAATCATCGCTCAGTAAATTGATTCCGCCGAATATCAAGGCCGCCTCGAACATCCACTCGCTCACTGGCGGCAATCAGGGATCTGCATCGGTCAATGGCACAATTACCGTCAAGGCCGAGCCAGGAACCAAGGCAACAGTTAGCCAGCCAAATCTTCCTACCGGCAGCAATTTGCTGATGGCGAAATAAAATGACCGATATCTACACTCAGCGACTAGCCCAAGCATCATGGCGCGGCGTAGTGTTCTCGGTTCGCTCTGAGGATCTGCCGACTGGTGGCCGCAAGACTGCGCTGCATGACTTCCCAAACTCCGATGAGCGCTTCATTGAAGACCTAGGCGAGATACCGCAGCGCTTCACTATCAAAGCCTTCGTGCACGGGTTGGATTGGCTTGAGCGTGCGCAGGCTCTAGAGCTAGCATTGCGTACTGCCGGGCCCGGTCGACTGGTGATGCCAACCTTCGGAGCCTTCACTGTCTGGGCGCTCCCGTACAGCAAGAGCGCATCGCAGGAATCGGTAGGCGAGATCGAGTTCAATCTTGAGTTCGCCACCAGTCGAGCGGTTGCCGGGATTATCGAATCAGCTCCAGCGCCAGAGATGGTATTTGCAGCTGGAGATACGGCTCGCTCATCCATCGGTGGTGCATTTGCCAAATTCTTTAAGGCGCCCCTGAGTTCGATTGGCATTAGCGCCTCGATCAGCGATCTGACAGCGGCTGCCAATGGCGCCTTCTCATCGGTTGCAAACATCATCTCGGCGGATAGCCTCGGCGAATTGACTGGAGCTGTGCGCTCATTACTGGGCAATGTCGGCGGCCTGATTGGCGATCCGGTCAATCTCGCACTTGAGTTCTTCGGCATTGATGACGATGCGCCAGGCATATGGCAGATCATCAGTGAAGGCCTGGATGCGCTCGATTCCGTTAATGCATTGCTGAGCTTCGTGAGTGGCTTCGGCAATAACTTGGCACTCATTCAGTCGGACCTAGATAGCGGTTCAACCGTTTCGCCGGTATCTGATATCTCGCTGTGGCCGGCTACTACTGATGACCGCATAGAGCGCAACCGAGACCGCACTACTATTGTCGAGGCTAATCGCCTTGGCGCGCTTGTAGCGGCCTATGAGCAGGCGGCAAATGCTGATTATCAGACCATCGATCAAGTCCAGACCATTCGTGGAGACCTTGAGGACGCCTACGTCACAATGATGCAGGTGGAAGCACAAGACGTTGATTCGGTGCCGGCCCAGAAAGAAGTTAGGGCGGCCATGTCTGATTTACGGATCCGCGCGCTGGCCGTACTAGACCAGAAGGCCCAATCGGCATGGCTGACATCGCAGATCGTACGCACTGGAGCACTAACCGCGCCATCACTGACCTATTTGCTTTATGCTGAATCCCTAACTAACGACATTGATTCACGGGCAATCGAAATTCGACAGCTCAATCCACAAGTTTCAGCTATCGAGATGTCTGGCGAACTAACCGTTTTGAGGGGTCGCAATGCTTGAAATCCGACATAACGGAATCCCGTATACGCTATGGGAGTCGGCCACCTTCAATCGCTCGTTGGATACTAACTGCGGGCAATTCTCGATCACCAGCAGCAACCCATTCAATCAATCCTATCCTCTGCGCATTGGCGACCGAGTCCAGATCATTATCAATGGGATATCAGTTATTAATGGCTTCGTCGACAAGATTACGGCTAACGGAGATCTTGGCGGCCATCGACTGACTCTCATGGGCCGCGATAAAGTTTCCGACCTGATCGATAGTTCTGTGCCTGACTCGGCTAAATCAATGAAAGGCCCTATTAGCCTCAAGGCGATGGCTGAGCGGATCATTGCAGCACTAGGTGCAGGCATCAAAGTAATCGACAGTACTGGCGGCATAGATGACTTCGGCGCCGATGAATTGCAGGCAGCCGAGAGTGGCCAGAAGTGCATGGACTTCCTTGTGTCATTTGCCCGTAAGCGCCAGGTCTATCTGATCACTAATGGCAGCGGCGACCTAGTTATCTTCAAGCCTCAAGGCCAGAAGGTGCGGACTCAGCTACTGCACAGAGAGAATGGCGCCACGAACAATGTGAAGACGGCCAGCCTCGATCTAGATATCAGCGCCCGATATGCAAAGTATGTCGTCAGAACACAAAAGAATGTCGCTGCAGATCCATTTGCGGGAGTTAGCAAGTCAACGGTATCAGTGACCGGCACCGCTTTCGATCCAGAAATCAGATCGTCTCGTTATCTTGAGATTAAAGGCGAGCAGGCGATGTCAGCAGCCGAATGTACTAAGCGCGCCAATGAAGAATCGAATCTTAGGCGCGCAAAAGGCCTGCAATATACCGCAACCTTGCATGGCGATTCCCAAGATGATGGCTCGCCATGGGATATTGGATTCCTTGCAGACGTCTTCGATGACTATAATGGCGCTCGCGGCGAACTGCTGATGTTTGCCATTTCCACCAAGATCGATTTGTCTGCCGGCTCAGAAACAACGATTGGCTGTAGTCCTGCCGATGCTTATCGCGCAATCGCCAAGCCAAGCCGTAAGACTAAGCGCAAGAGCAAAGAAGATCCATTTGCGGGGTTCCTGTAATGTCGGCCGATCTTAAGTATGGATTCCTTGATTCGGCTGATGATTCCGGCGCGCTGCGCAGTGGCACAGCTTCATGGCTTGGGCGCGACGGCCAACCGATCCAGTTAGCCAGTCTTTATGGCCTGATTCACAACCCGCCAGAAGGCTGCCAGGTTCTATTGTTGCCGCAGAACGGCCAGGAATCTAACTCTATTGGCCTGCCTGATCACCCATCGATCCGGCCGCTAAAGGATTTGAAGGAAGGCGAGGTGGCCCTGGTCAACTATCTAACTGGCGCCTATGTACTATTTAAAGAGAATGGCGACATTGAAGTCAGCACAAGCTTCAACGTGACCGTCAACAGCCGTACGGCCCAAGTGAATGCCGAATCGCATATCGGCTTAACCGCGCCACAGATCGATGTAACCGGTAACTTCAGCGTATCTACTGGCGCAACTGGCACATTCACGACGCCAACCGGCGACACGGTTACCGTCGTAGATGGAATTATTACCAATATTTTTTGAGGTGATTATGATTCCGCAAGGCTCAACACTGATTAACACGGATCATTTCGCAAACATAATTGCTTCGATAAATGGCGCGCAGACCTGCGATGAACTACAAGGATTTGTTACCTCGGCAATGGCTTCAGTTAATACTGTAAAGGCCAATATCACAGCAGAACTCGATAAGCTTACACCGATCTTGGCGCTGGCCTCGCCTCCTGGCGCAAGCCCTGGCGCAATAGTTAGCTGGATAACAGATTTCATCAGCCTGACGCTAACTCCAATGATTAAGCCAACAATCACATATGCTGCACAGCTTACTGAGACGCTGACTCAAATTGCAGGAGTGGTCTCTGCCATTGAGGCGGCCGCAGAAAGAATTCCTTCGTGTTCAATCACCATCCCATCTTAAAAGGATCTTGCTGACGGGCAAATAAATCTGAATGGCGTTATCATAGACGCTGCCGGGAATATCTCGACCGCCGGCACGGTCACCGCCGCAGCATTCATTCCACTCTAATTGAGATCGACAGATGCAGGATGTTCTAATCCGAGCAAATAGCGACGGACTCTATGACTTGGTCATAGACGGGAACCTATTCGCATCTGCTGGCGGATTTGAAACTGCGATCCCTGTTTCGCTATTCACTGATGCGCGAGCGCCTGCCGCCTTGGTATCTGAGCCGCAGAATCGTCGTGGCTGGATCGGAAACCTGATGACGGCTGCCACTATGCGTCAACTCGGCTCAATCCTTTGGATACTGGATCAGGCACGCATCACTCAGGAAACCCTGAATATCGCACGCCTAGCCGTGCAAGATGCCTTTCAATGGATGGTCGATGACGGCGTAGCGCTAGGCGTACTGGTCGATGTTACTCGCGCACCAAAAGGCGCACTTCTAATTACTATCCAAATCACGGACACATCAAACGTCGTGAGCCGCTATCAGACCCTTTGGAGAGCGACGGATGCCTCTGTCATACCCAACACTTGAGCAGCTGATTGATACTGCGCGAGCTGAATTTCGCAGGCAGTTGCCAAATATCGACCCGACCGTCTTCGGCTCGTGGTCTCGCGGCTTTATTGATGGCACTGGCGCAATGGCTCACGCACTGGGCTTTGTCGTTCGCGATCTTGAGCAAGAGCTATTCCCGCAAACTGCTACAGGTGAATTTCTTGAACAATGGGGCAACTACGAGGATCTTCCGCGCAACCCGGCCGCTGGCGCACAAGGCTTTGTTAGCCTGAATGGCACCATTGCCACCGTGATCAGTGCTGGCCAGCAATTCACCGGCTCTAACAATGTCGTTTATACCGTGTTGTCGCCAGCCGCCGTAGAGGCTGTAAGCTTGCTGGTGACGTCATTGACCCGTATCGGCACTACCGCGACCGCCATCACGCCATCGCCTCACAGGCTGGCTACAGGCATGCAGACGACGATTGCCGGGGCCGTAGAGACAGCTTACAACGGTCTGGTAACTGTGACCGTCACAGGGGAGAGCACTTTCACCTATCAGGTGGCTGGATCGCCGACTACTCCAGCAACCGGAACAATCACTGAGGCCAGCAACTTCGCCTCACTGAATGTAGAGGCCGTTACTACCGGCCCGAATACCAACTTGCTTGCTGGTGCCATTCTGAATGTTGGCTTGCCTAACTTGGCATCGCTAGCATACGTGCAATTCAGCGGCCTAGGCGGTGGCGCAGACCTTGAGAGCGATACCGATTATCGTGACCGTATCATTGAAAGCCGGGCAAACATCAGCGGCGTATTCACTGAGGACCAAATCAAGATCGCGGCGCGCACCATCTCCGGTGACACTCGCGTATTCGTCAAGCGCCCAGTCACTGCGCTTGGTATTGGTACGCCAGGCACTCCAGCCTACAGCCCTGCTGCCGGCCAAGTAGTCGTCATCATCCTGCGCGACAATGATGCCAACATCATTCCGACGCAAAGCATTCTTGATCAGACCAAGACAGCGATTATCACCAAAGGTCGGTTGCCAGCGCATACCAGAGAGGCCGATGTATTCGTTTTGGCTCCGATTGCACAGACAATCGATTTCAACTTCTCGGCGATCCTGCCGAATACCGAG